GGTTATGACGTGTCTGCGTTCATTGGTGGCTCCGCACTTATTGAGAGCGGAGGCGGTGGGGGCGGCGGCGCAACGGGTGGAGCCGGTGGCTCGAGCGTCGGAGGGGCCGGAGGAAGTACGGCGGCAGGTACGGCGGCAGGAGCGAACACTGCGTCGGGCGGCGGCGGTGCAGGCAACAACGGCACAGGAACCGCGCGAGCAGGTGGCGCAGGCGGAAGCGGAATCGTCTACGTTAGGTTCAAGGTCTGAGATGGCACACTTTGCACAAATTGACGACAATGACATCGTGCAACAAGTCATCGTCATCGCCAACGACGACTGTGGCGGCGGCGACTTTCCCGAAAGTGAACCAGCCGGACAAGCGTTCATCGCATCATTAGGACTTACCGGCACATGGCTTCAATGTTCTTACAACGCCAATTTCCGAGGCGCATACCCCGGACCCGGCTACTACTGGAACGGCACCGACTTCGTAGGTACCTCCGATGAATAACGACGCCAAACTACAAACAGCCGACCAAACACTCAAAGGTGCCATCATCGGTCTTGTCACCTACGTTGCGTACAAATACGGCTGGGACATGCAACTCATCGCACTTAGCATCCCAGTCGTGTCAGGCATCCTCGCTTACCTCTCGACACGCATCGGCAACCGCAACACCGCCTGTCTGTTCGTACCCAAGGACGAAACCAAACAGTGACCCCGTACGTCGTGCCGACGTACCCGGTCGTCAAACACAAACTGCTCGGCACCGAGAAATGGGCCGAACTCGCCACCAAGCATTCGAACGGGGCGCTGTGGAATAACGGCACGTTCGTACAACGCGACATACGCGGCAAGCCGGGGCAGATCAGCAACCATGCTCGAGGTGTGGCGATGGACCTGTCGTGGCGTCGCATTGAGGCGCGCGGACTCGGCGTCAACGACGGACGCCGCAAGGCAATCACGTTCCTGCAGCTGTGCCTTGACAACTGGAAGGCTCTTGGTATTCAATGCGTCCTTGACTACTTCCCCGAACCGCATGGACGCGGCTGGCGCTGCGACCGGGTGGGAAGCGGCGTCGTCAAGCCGCATGCCTTTGAGGCGTGGGTGAAGTACGGGCAGGCCACCATTCACGGCGCGCCGAAGGGCGACTGGCTGCACGTTGAGATCACCCGTCAGATGGCTGACGACCCCGGTGCGGTGGAACGGGCGTTCCGCGCGGTATTCACCACCCCGACACAGTGACCCGCTAAGGTCGAGAGCGACCTACAACTGAACGGAGGGCAGTCCGACATGTCAGAACCACAGCAAGCAACCATCGTCCTTTACGAGGTGTTCACCGGGACACTTGAGGACGGCAGGCAGGTGATGGTCCAAGTGTTCCGCAAGCAAGGGCAGGACAAATCCATGTTCGCCCAACTTGCGTTCCGTGACCACAGCGGACAGTCATGGTCGCCGCCGGTACGTTTCGATGACCGCCATCAAATCACCGAAACGAGTCCCTCATGACCCTCATCGCTAAAGTCCTTACAGCAGCCGTCATCGGCGTCTACGGCCTGTTCGTCGTCGCCATCCCCGACTTCCAACCGGGCGACCCGATGGTCCCGACCACCCTGTACGAGGCCACCACAACGCACCAGAACGCGCCTGCTGCGACCAACCCCCCAAACCGCACCATGACACCCTCGTACCCACCGGCAGGCGCCTGCGACGCCTACGTCGCCATCGCCTACCACGTCGGCTGGCCCCAAGAGGCCCTGCCGACCCTCCGGGAAGCCATGCGGCGCGAGTCTGGCTGCAATCCCAACGCTGTGGGCGATCATGGGAACAGCATCGGCCTGCTGCAAATACATCAGCCGTCATGGTGTACGCCCTCGAGCGCGTGGCCCATCGGCTGGATGCAGCATTACCGACTCGGCAGCTGCAGCGACCTTTACAATCCAATCGTCAACCTGCGCGTCGGCCTCGCCATCTACGAAGGCTGGACCGGCTCGACACCCGGTTGGCAGCACTGGCACGCCCTGCCATGACGTTTCTCGACTATTGGGTCATCATCGGACTCATCTTCGTAGCAGCCGTGATTATGATCGCAGGCAGTCGCTGACATGACACCAATTTGGGCAGACTTCGAGCGCCTCACCGCCGACCTTTCCGACCTGCTGGAGAACGAACACAATCACGGCAAAGCGCGAATCATCATGCGCGCACTCTCATACATCTACTGGCAGAAAACAGTGATTGAGGAAGTCAAGGCCGACCGAGCGACACTTGAGGCGATGTTAAGGGACCGATGAGCGTCGTCGTCACAATCACCGACCCGGACCTGCGACGTTGCGGTGGACTCGCAACGCTGCGCGCAACCAAGTGGGGCAACCACCACCGCAACTACAACATTCCGCTCACACCAGCGCTGGTGCGACGCATCAACCGCATCGGCGTCATCAGCGAGTACGCAGTCGCAGTCGCCACCGGCTCGGAGTGGTCGTGGGACTTGAACTGGGACGCAATCGGACCCGATCAAGACGTCAACGGCATACAAGTACGCGGCACCGACCGCGCTGACGGTTGCCTCATCACGCACGACTACGACCCCGAAGGTCCTTACGTCCTCGTCACGCTCGCGATCACCGGGCCGCGCACAGTCGAGGCGACGCTATGCGGATGGCTTGACCTGAACGATTGCTGCGACGCACTGCATTGGCGCGACGATGTGCCGTACCCGGCGTACTTCGTACCGCAAATCGCACTACACCCCATTGACACACTTCTGACACACAGCCGTAGGAGGCAATCATGAGTTGGGACCTGAAGGATTACGTCGACGTTCCCGCGCGACTAAAAATGCTCGCCGAGAAGTTCCCTGACGTGCGCATCAAGGAGGAAGCGCCGCGCATCATCACGATCGGCGACAAAACGTTCCTCGAGGTGAAAGTGACGGCGTGGCGCGCGCCTGACGACCAGTTGCCTGCAGTCGCGTTCTGCTGGGAACCGTTTCCCGGCACCACGCCGTACACACGCGACAGCGAGCAGATGAACGCCGCCACGTCAGCGCTTGGCAGACTCGTCGCAATCATGTTGCCCGGTGCGTTCGCCAAGCAAGCGTCAGCGAACGAAGTGTTCCATCGCGCAGGACCTCCGCGTCAACGTCAGCCAGTCGCCCCGGTCGGCGGACTCGACCCTTGGGATGAGCCGACGCACGACGAGCAGATTCAGCAGATCGTCGCTCGAGAACAGGCCGCGCGCAAAGAGGCGTCAGCCGGGTCGCCTGCCACGCAACCGCAGAAAAAGATGCTCGCCGCCACAGCAAAACGCAAAGGCTTGACAGTGGCGGAGGACTTGCGTGTATTCTGCGCGGACACAATCGGGAGGGACATCGTAAACGCCAAGGACTTGACCAAGGCTGAAGCCTCAAAGGTCATTGACGCGCTAACAGCTCTGCCAGACAAGACGCAAGACAACTGACGTACGCCGATCTCATCGGTGCGTCCGAGCCGCGTGACTCGGTGTAGGTGCAAATCCTCGACGACTAACCCTCGCCAGTTCGCCCGTGAGACAGGCATGGCAAGACCGCGCGCACTCACGGCGACGCGGCAGTGTGATTCGAGCGTCAGTCGGACGGGTGGCGCCCGGGGGCACTCGGCCCAACTACACTTGACACGGGCAGACATGAAACACAAGTTCACCTACACACCGGTCATCTACATCGGCGAGTGCGCGCACTGCGGCGAAACACACCTCGCTGAAAAGTTCGGAGACGCAATCATCGACGGTCAACCCGTCTGCGCGGCCTGCCAACGCCGACCGAGGACAACCGAGCGAAGCGAGGGCGTCAGTCCAACCGAGCGCAGCGAGGGCGGAAGTGCCAACCCGAACGTCTAAGCCTGCGTACAAACGCGCACGCCAAGAACTCCTACGCGACAACCCTCCCTGCCACTGGTGCAAGAAACGCAAAGCAACCGAAGCCGATCACTTGCTCGAGCATGACGCAGGAGGAAGCGACGACATCGCCAACCTCGTCCCGGCCTGCAAGCAGTGCAACGGACGACGCGGCGCCCGGTACGTC